AATATCATATACATAAATATATTAAGGGGGAGGGGGAGGAGGGCTTGAGTGAAACCATTGGGGGTGGGTTTTCTTACCAAGATAGTTATAAAGCATTTTCAAATGATTCGGTCTATTACTAAAGTACTTGATTTTGTATATTGAAAACATGCAAACAGTATCACAATCTTTATCGATTCCCGTAAAAATTGATTCTTGAAAACAATGTAGATCTAGGAAGCATACAGTCATATAGAAATGTCAATGAATCTAGCTGAACAATATCAACAAAAGACCGATAAGGAGCACGTATTGGACAATCCAGATACCTATATTGGATCTATCGAGAATGTGGAAGATAATATCTACATTTTGAATACAGACGAAGAAAATGGCAATAAGATCGAACACGTGCATGCTCAATATAACCCCGCGCTATACAAACTCGCGGATGAGGCATTCGTGAATGCACGTGATCATATTGTCCGTATGAACAAATCGACGGGGGAAGATAAACGCCTAGTATCCTATATCGATGTGGTCATTGATCCCGCGGATGGATCCATCACTGTCACCAACGATGGCAATGGGATCGATGTGGCTAAACATCCTGAAACGGGTACATGGATTCCCCAGATGGTATTCGGCGAACTCCGGACATCCACTAATTACGATAAAACAGAAAAACGGATTGTCGGGGGTAAAAACGGGTATGGCGTCAAACTCATCTTCATCTGGTCGACAAAAGGTCATATAGAAACACTCGATCATACTCGCGGACTGAAATATAGACAAGAATTCAATGCGAATCTAGATGTGATTGGCGAACCCGTAATCACCAAAGTGGCGAAATCGGCGAAACCTTATACTAGGGTATCGTTTACCCCCGATTATGCCCGATTGGGACTTAATGGAGGACTAGATCCCATCATGATTCGGCTCTTGAAGAGACGTGTATATGACATTGCCGCAATCTGTGATCAAAGTAACAAAAAAATCCGCGTGACGTATAATGGGGAGGTGGTCCCCGTAAAAAATTTCCAGAATTACGTGGATTTCTATATCGGAACAAAGGAAGAAACAAAACGCGTATATGAGACGCCACATGAACGCTGGGAATATGCCGTGGCACTATCCCCGAAACACGAATTTGCGCAGATTTCCTTCGTGAATGGTATCATGACACATAAAGGTGGAAAACACGTGGATTATATCTTGATGCAACTCTGCCGGAAATTGGCGGATTATATCGAGAAAAAGAAAAAGGTCAAGGTGAATATGACCTCGATCAAGGAACAATTGGTCCTCTTCTTGCGTTGTGATATAGAGAATCCATCGTTCGATAGTCAGACCAAAGATTTTCTCAATACTCCCATGAATAAATTCGGATCGGCATGTATCGTGACGGACGCATTTGTGGAGAAAGTGGCGAAAATGGGGGTCATGGAAATGGCCTGTTCTTTAACCGAGGCCAAAGAAGCGAGACAGGCGAAAAAGACGGATGGTACAAAATCGAAAACCGTCCGTGGTATCGCCAATTTCATCGACGCCAATCATAGTGGGGGTCCTCTATCGGGTCAATGTATATTGATCCTATGTGAAGGACTTTCGGCCATGTCGGGGATTGTCAGCGGTCTTTCCAGCGAAGACAGGAATCATATAGGTATCTATCCGCTCAAGGGGAAACTACTCAATGTCCGTGGGGAACAAGTGAAGAAAATCGCAGAGAACAAGGAAATAACGGATATCAAGAAAATACTCGGTCTCGAAATGGGGAAACAATACGCCTCCATCCAAGACGTACATACCTCTCTACGCTACGGGAAAATCATGATCATGACGGATCAAGATTTAGACGGGTCCCATATCAAAGGTCTCTGTATCAATCTATTCCACAGTGAATGGCGATCACTGATACATATCCCCGGATTCATTTCGTTCATGAATACGCCCATTTTACGCGCGAAGCGCGGACAGCAAACCCTCATCTTCTACAACGAGGGCGAATATGCACGATGGAAAGAGACGAACGACGCACAATCATGGACCATCAAATATTTCAAAGGGCTTGGTACATCCACTTCCGCGGAATTCAAGGAATATTTCGCAAATAAAAAAATCGTAGATTTCGTATATGACCAAACCACCGATGATACGATCGACAAAGTCTTCAACAAGAAACGTCCCGATGACCGCAAGACTTGGCTCGAGAATTACGACAAGTCCCGATTCTTGGATACCGCTCAACCTCAAGTCAAATACGAAGAATTCATCGACTGCGAAATGATTCATTTCAGCAAATACGACTGCGAACGATCGATTCCCAATGCCGTCGATGGATTGAAAACCTCCCTGCGTAAAATCCTATTCTCGGCATTCAAACGCCGGTTAACGTCGGAAATCAAAGTCGCCCAGTTTTCTGGATATGTATCGGAACATAGTGCATATCACCACGGCGAAGCATCTCTCAATGGTGCTATAGTGAATATGGCACAGACATTCGTAGGATCCAACAATATCAATCTCCTCTTACCCAATGGTCAATTCGGTACGCGATTGCAGGGAGGTGACGACAGTGCGAGTGAAAGATATATCTTCACCCTACTGAATCCACTTACCCGTGCGATTTTCCCAGAGGCCGATGACGCGATTCTCACATACATCAATGACGACGGTACGATTGTAGAACCGGAATACTATGTGCCCATTATTCCGTTTGCCCTCGTGAATGGCATTTCCGGGATTGGAACGGGGTTCTCGTGCAATATTCCGGCATTTAATCCTATAGAAATCATCGACTATTTGATCGCACGATTGTCTTTGACGTCGAGACCGGAATTCGACTTTGTACCTTATTACGAAGGATTCAAAGGAAGCATTACCAAGATGGCGGAGAAGAAATATCTTATCCGTGGACGATGGGAGAAAATCGCGGAAGATAAAATCCGGATCACAGAGTTGCCGGTAGGTACATGGACGATGCCTTATATTTCCTTCTTGGAGGGGCTTGTGGACGGAACGACCGATAAAGACGGTAAGAAAACGGCGCCTATACTCAAAGATGCAGTATCCATGTCCACCGAAATAAACGTGGATATTATCATCACTTTCCCCAAGGGGAAATTGCAAGAGTATTGTGGCAAGAGCGATGCGTCTACGGATCCCGCCCTCACGATAAGTCCTATAGAAAAATTACTGAAATTGACCACGACCATCTCTACGACGAACATGCACATGTTCGATTCACGGGAAAAGTTGCACAAGTATGCCTGTGTCGAAGAGATCATGGATGAATTCTATATGACCCGTATCGCCACATACGACAAGCGGAAAACCGCCCAATTGGCCGTCATGCGTGAATTACTCAAGAAATTATCGAACCGTGCGAGGTATATTCAAGCCACACTCGACGATGTCGTGGATCTCCGCAAGAAAACGGCGGAAGATGTCGTCCGATTGATGGAGACCAACGGATTCGATCTTATCGACGGAGACTACAAGTATCTCGTGAAAATGCCGATGGATTCTGTTACTGCAGAAAACGTGGCGAAAATCATGCGCGAATGCGTAGATACGGAAGCCAGCTTGCGACGATTGGAGGCGACGTCTCTAGAAGAAATCTGGCGATCCGAACTTGCCCATTTGAAAACCGAATATTTATCCTATAGGACAAATCGCGGTGGTAGTGCTCCCATCGTCGCAGGTGGATCCTCGTCCACGACACAAAAACCGAAAAAGGTCCGCACAAAAGTGGCAAAATAAATCGCGTCATTAGAGTTAGTCGACAAGTAAATCTTCGATACTTGCAATCATGCTATTATAAATTTTTATGATTTCTATCTTCGCATCTTCTGTTAATGTAGGTAAATAATTTAATTGGAAATCGGATAATGATCTATAATTTTTTATATCGTCTTTCATGATTGAGAATTGAGATACTTCGAGTCGTTTTCTAGTTTTGATAAAATAGCGTTCATTGAATTCTTCCGTTATCTGAAGTGTATTTGGACGAATCGTTTTCATCTGGATCGATTTACACTGTTTCGGAAGTTTAGAAAATGTATTTATTGACGTATTTAATGAACAATCTACTATATTACAAAAAGTAGTAAAAAAATCGGGTGCAGGTTTTACCACTATGGGAGGTAATTTTTCAGCGACGATATCAGTGGATGTTTCATCGATTGTTTCGAGAATGTGTTTAGACATATATCTTTTCTATACGTAATAAAAAACACTAAAATAATATTTTCTAAATCTTACCAAATATGCATAGAAATATTACAATTGTAACACTATTTTTACAACTGTAAAAATAGTGATGTCGAAATTATTTCATATAGAGATTGAATTTCCGTTTTAGATTTGAAGACATGGATTTCAATTGACTAGTTTTCATTTTCAATAATCGATTCGTATTATTGATGGCCATTATATCCGGATTCGTATTCATTGCAATGGATACCCCTTGTTGACATATAGTATTCCAACTATCGATTGTATCCACCGCTTTCGATATGATCGTTTTTTCTATGGATGATAGTTGTGCATCGTGTAAATTCGGATTGGTCACTTCGACGAAATTGCCGATATAATTCATTGCACAATTTATCTCGGACATGACATTGTCCAATATGACTTTTGTATCATGAGACGATTTCGGCAATTGAATGCTCGATTTACACATGATCGTTTCCTTGAAATGTCCAAAGATGTCAGATAGATTACATATTTTCTCGAGAGCGCTCGATATCGCCTTCAAGAAAGTAATGTCGTTAATGATGTTTATATTCTGTAGACGAATAGTGAAATTCGTAAATAGATGGGCGAGATCGTCTGCCGCCTGCCCGAATTCGTTGAATCCGTCAATATCGACGTCGAGTTGGATATGTTTCGTATCTGTCGCGATTTTCGCCGCCGCTTCAAATAGTACAGAATAATCGTCAATTGTCCCTTTCCCGTGGAAATTTTCGCATTTTATTTTCGATGCATATTCAATGATTTGATTCATGACGATGGCATTTTCGCTGGTTGAATCTGCGATATCATCATAGGTAGATACGTATTGGACCAAATCTTCATTTATATCTGGATCATACAATTCGGGATGTGTGGATGTAAATGTGGTATGTTGATTTAAATTTCCATTCGGATCAGTGGATGCATTATGGACGATTTTGTATCCTGTACCATTGATGATTATACTGGATAGATCTATAATGTCGTTCATATTATAGAGAATATTCATGGATAGATCCAATAGATTATACGATGCATCCATTAAAAAATAGGGATTCAATGCATTATCTATAATATTTCCACACATATCAAATACTGAAAAAGAATGTGTCATATAGGGAATATTCAATGGAGAATTCAATGGAGAAGGGGTCGGGACAACCGGAGGAATCGTTGCGGGGACAACCGGAGGAATCGTTACCGGAGGAATCGTTACCGGAGGAATCGTTACCGGAGGAATCGTTACCGGAGGAATCGTTGGCGGAGGAATCGTTACCGGAGGAATCGTTGGCGGAGGAATCGTTGGCGGAGGAATCGTTACCGGAGGAATCGTTGGCGGAGGAATCGTTACCGGAGGTATTGTTGTGGTGACAACCGGAGGA